CGTAGTAGTTCTCGCCTCGGTGCTTTTTCAGTTCCAGCCCATGGTTGGTTGTCGCTTCGTGCCGGAACTCACTTTCAGATACACGCCCGTGCTTCTCTCCTGTAGATTCGAGCCACGTTCGGAAGCAGCCGTACAGGTACATTGTGTGGACACTGGTTGTTCCTTTCGACACTTCGGTTGATCGGTTCACCACAAACTGCGGATTGGGCGGGCACTTCTGGGAAAGTGCAGGAAGCCCGAGGTAGTTGAGGTCGTCGATGAACCGTTCGGTGGTAGACTTGGAAAGCTCGATAAGATCCTTCTTCGCCTGCGTCTCGATGGGCCTGGAAAGGATTTGGACGTTCACACTCCGGCGGCGCATGTCGTAAGCGAATGCTGCAATCTCTTCCTGGAAAGCATCCGTGAACGTGCCGCCGTCCTCGCCCGTCTTGAAGAAGGATGAGAACTTGTCTCGATAGAACCTGCTCACCTGGGACGCCCGGAGGATTGTGTATCGCCGGTCGTTCTTCTCCACGTTGATGGGCTTTGTCTTGTTTGAGGTCATCCACCACGTCATGCGGTTTGTTTCAGTTGTAGGCGCACAGTTAGGCAGGCGGCAGGAGACTGTCTCATCGGTGATGTAGGTCTTCATGGAAGCAGTGACGGAAGCGTTCCCTCGGCCTCCGATCTCCAGTTCATCTGCCAAGCACAAGAGCTTCAGGGCGAACGGGTTGAACGTGTCGCGCAGCCCACGGTCGGTGACCGTAGCGCAGTTCTCTCGTCCGATGACCTCTCTAAGGATGTTTCCGTACAAGGACTTCCCGATTCCCTGTTGGGGCGACGTGGAAATGACAGCAATCATTCCTCGCTGCTCGGGATGCTGGATGAGGTTTGCTGTCCAATCAAGCAGCCAGTCGAGGGCTGCCGATTCGTGGCCCGTGAGTACCTGGACAATCTCATAGATATTCGGCCAACGAGATTGTTCGGTCACACCTTCCCCTTCTCGGGGCACCAGCCTGGGTTTTGCATAGAGGTTGAGCATTAGACCTTCGTCCGTGGAAACTACAGGAGCGCCACGAGACTCGCAAACATAACCACGGGACTGGCGGGAGTGGGTGTCTCCGATCAGCGCCAAGACATGCTTGTGGCCCAGGGGAGTGGTATCGTTCCGTTCTCGGAGGCGGCCTTCCATGTAGTGATGGATGTCCCGCTCCTTCATGGGAGCGCCGACTTGCCACGCGTTGTCCTGGTATTCCACCCAGGCTTTGAGGCGTGTGCTGTAGGAAATGCTCTTCTCTACATGGAGCCTCACAGCGTTGGGCACTTCGGCCAGAATCTTGTTGGACTCTTCAAAGGTAGATGCTTTCTTCTTTTGATCGTCGGCTTCCCGGCTGGCCCAGAAGGTTCGCTGGGGGTGCTCTCCCTTGGCGTGTGCATGGTTCTGCGATTCGCAGCGCAAGCGCAAACGGAGATTCTTCGCCACGTCGATGTATGCACTCCCCGGGCTGGCTCCGGGTTCGATGGGGCACGCGCAGCGGAAGCGCCCGATGCGCTCATCCGGTTCTACACCACGCTCCAAGCACGCTTGCTGCTGGGCTATGCCTTCTTCCCACAGGTCTGCGACAGAGCGAACGCCTCCACCGTCTCGGGGGGAGAGAGTGATGGCAAGGTTCAGCGGGACCTTCCGCTTTCCGTCTTCGCCGGGCCACGCGCTTAGATTAAGCTGCTGGGGCTTGGGAGGTTCTTCCATGATTTCATCCACACACAAAGGGGAGTCGGCTACTTCTAAGTAACCTTCGTATTCTACTTCGGGGTGCTGCACAGGGCAGACCCAAGTGCGAGAAAGATCGCTCGTGGATTTGTCGAGCCCATCGACGTAGCCCACGCGAATAGCTGCGTTCTCGTGAAGCCGCTTGAGGCACTGTGTTGCAGCGCGGCGATTCCCCCTCGGGCCTTTCAGTTCCTCAATGGGGATGGCCCGGTCGAGGAAAAGGACAAGACGGTAACGTGGGTTCTCGGGCGTATGGCCCAGGGTGGTGTGGATCCCGTGGGCGAGCTTCACCTCTTCCTTGATGTGCTTGTGCAGCTTGGCGGGCGACCACTCCGGGTGATCATAGTCAAGCACCAGGGCAGTGATAGCTCGAACGTTCTTGTCGTTGCGGCGGCCTTCGTCGAACACTGCCGGGTTCCACGTAGGCATCTTCTTCTTGGAGGCACTCGCCACACATTTCTTGGGAGCCCGGAAGAAACGGTCCAGCCAGTCCAAGTTATTGACAACCGCACTGGACAGGTTTACAGTGGTCATGCCTTTCTTGGCTACAGAAATGTGCCAGGGGAGGAATGTCGGCTGGGTTCTTTTTTGCATTGGGTTCCTTAGTCGGCCGGTCTCGGAGCTACAGGGGTGTGGCTCCGGGGCCTTCTTAGTTTAGAGGGTGGCGGTGGAAGGGGCCAGGAAAGGCCCGTGGTTGCGGATACCTTGGAGGGCTTCCAGAAGCTCGCTCACGGAAGGAAGCTTCCTCTCGAAAGCATGAGAGTAGGGGTGCTGCATTGTCATTCCGAGGAGGGGGGATTGCGGAAGACTTGTGGGGCGAGGTCAGAGGAACACCATATCACAGGGCGCTCCTCTCCTCTCCGCTGTTGTTTGCGGACGAACCCACTGGCCCGGAGAAGTTTGCCCAGGCGGACTTTGATGCGGCGCGTACCTCGAAAGCGCGGGTCGAGTGCGCTCTCCTCGATTAGTTGATCAATCAGTTCATCCAGTTCGAACCCGTGCTGGCACCGGTCGAGCCCGTGGGCAGAGAGGAGGGCTGCGTCGGGACAGAAGGTCTCCAAAGAATCAGGAGCCGGAGGCTTCCAGGTTTCGAGGGCAGCGAGGGCAGCTTCAATGGGCGTGATGTTTGGGCCCATCTGCTTAGCTACCTCTCGGGCTTTGGTGATCATCTGCTGTTGGAGGGCGAGGGATTCTTGTGCGGTCATGGTGTCTCCTGCCGGGAGGTTTGGGGGAAATGTATGTTAACTCGGAGGTTGTTGGGGTGCAAGTCATTAGGATGGCCTCCCCCCCTCTGGAGCATAGGGGAGAAAAGGGGGGAACTTACTTGGTATTGTACTCTAAGTAAGTAAGTTCAGCTTTTTTTGAAAGACCTTCCCGAGGGTGGGGGCCATCCTAATGAGATCGACGTAAGTACCTGGAATCGTTGAAGTCTGCTTCATTAGACTGTCGGGTGAGGGGCCCTCCAAGTTCAGCGCGGGGGAACTTGAAAAGGTACTTGCCAAGTTCATTCCCAAGTTCAGCGCGGGGGAACTTGGATCGGTAGTCAGGCGCAGGACCACCTACTCTTCTGGGCTAAGGGGGAGGGCCAGATAAAACATGGAATGTATGAAGGGACAGGGGCCCGAAGACCCCTGCCCCGAGTGTTCGCCAGCCGTCTCGGGCTATGCACTTATGGCTTGCATGAGGGCGAGCGCAGCGGTGGCTTCCACCTCGTCCGCACGGTCCCGCAGTTCCTTGAATGACTTCTGGAAGATGCCTTCATACCGTTGGAGGTACTCGTCCAGTTCCTGGGCCATGGTTTCACGGGACTTGAGCGCCCGCTTGCCGAGGTCACCCGACTCGATGGATTCTGCCAGGGCATCAAGCTTGGCTTGCACCTGGGTGATGACTGCATCACAGACAGCATCCACAGTCTCGGGCTCGGTGGTGGTGCGGAGCAAGTACATCTTGTTTCCAGAGTTCGCACCCTCAATCACCCGGGCCACCTGTTCCCACTTGGGCACGTCCTCCTCGGCCAGCCAGTAGAATCCACCGGATGGGCGGAGGGACACTCCCTTCAAGGATTCAACACAGCGGACAAGGATCTGCCCCATCTGGGCGGCGGGCACCTTGCCCTTCTCCAAGGCAAACTCTTCCCGCACACGCTGGATGAGAAAGTGATCTCCCGGGCGGAAGACAAGGTACGCCTCGCCTCCCATGTGGCTGGGGTAGATGATCAGGACTTGCATCTGCTGCTCATGCACCATGTCCCCGTTGTCGTCGGTGCTTTCGTGGATGACTGCAAACCCAGCCTTCCCTTCCAGCGGACGGATCAACTGGCGTCGGCCAGGGTACACAGTTGCCAGGGCTCGACGGAGCGACGGCTTGTCCGTCATCTCTACGGGCACGCAGTGACTCAGGCCAGCAGGCTTGAGCCCGTCGTGGACTACATCCAGTGGCGTACCGTCAGTCAGGGACCAGTACCCGATGACTCCATTCAGTTTCAGTTCTCGATGTTGCATTGTTCTTTCCTCACGATGCTTGATTGCACCAGACAACCCACCGACTCACGCCGATGGATTGTAGGGAGAATCAACTACCCTGGGCTAATCCTCAATCTGCACGGTCTTGGCCCATGAGGGCACGCGTTCAATCCATGAACTCTTGCCGACGGCGCAGACTACCAGGGGCACAGGACACCTCTTCCTGGGCCAGTCCGTCTCGCAGTCGGTGACGACGATGATGACGTGCGGTCGGGGCGTAGACTTGAGGGCGGCCTCAATCCCAACGCGCATGTCCGTTCCACCTCGCCGGTCAATCTCCACGCGGGAAGCATTGGCCACCTTCTGGGCTGCGCCTGCGGACGTGTCGCAGCAGAACACAGTGACAGAAGATCCTACTGCCCGGCAGATACCGTTGATTTCAGACAGCCCGCTCTCCACCATCTGGTTGCTCATGGAGCCGGACGTGTCGAGTACAAGGGCAATCTCAATCTTGGGCTTGTACATAGCAGGGAGGATGATTCCTCCAAGCGCAGACTGCCTACGATTGATCTTCCTGTACGTGTAGTCCTCCGCTCCTGCGCTCATCTCAATGGATGCTCGCACGATACGGGACAGCGTTTGCTGCCACGGGATTGTGGGAGGGGCGAGCGTCTCGTTTGCCCATTCTTGCCACTCGACAGACACGGAGCCGATGCCATTCTGCTGGACATGCTTCCGAACTTCCTCGGCTACATGCTGGCGGATAGCTTCCAGTTCTCCCTCGCTCATCCCTTGAGCCTCCGGGCTATCCGGGTCGGCGTCCGGGTCAGGTGGCCCAAGCTCCCACTCACGTTCCGGGCCTCCAGCACCGGAACCACAGTCGCAGCCACCGGGCTGGCCCTGTCCTTGACCGTCGCCTTCTCCCGGCTCATCTCCGGGTTGGCCTCCCCCGTCATCACCACCCTCGTCATCCTCGGGCAGGTTGACGTAGTACCACTCTGCCAGTTTCCCCTCGGGCAAACCCAGCTTGTGGGGAAACACACACCAGCCCTGGAGATTCTCTTTCAGCACACGGTCATCATTGATCTCACAGTCACCGGCCTTGTTCCACCGTTGGTGGTCAGGCTTCATCCCGTTCATCACGGGCAGACGTTTGAAGCGAATGGCATGCCGCCGGAGAATGTGGCCGGCTACTTCATGCAGCAGGTCAGCAGCGAGCGCATCTAGCGTCTCCGTTGTGAGCATGATGGGGTCGTAGAAGACCCGTCCAAACTCATCACACGCCCAGCCTCCGCTCTTCTGCCGCAGTCCTGGCACCGGCACCAGGGGAGCAGCATAGAGCGCTCGGGCTACATACGGCATGAGTTGTCGTGCGCGTAAGCGTACAGCAGTGAGAGGGAATCCATCCTCTCGTCCGCTGTGGTTTACAGTAGGTCTCGGTTGCATTGTTCTTTCCTCATTATCCTACGGGATGTAGGGAATAGCCCACCCCCCATGCGAGGGATGGGCTGTGCTCTACAGCCAGTCGATCCAACCGTTGCCGTCAAGGGCGTTGTACCAGTTGTCGCCCAGCGGACGTATCTTCCACTCTCCAGCGGAGCGGGTCACGAGCGCCCATGCGAAAACGGATACTACTTTTCCGGCGTTGCTCCTCCGGTTCAACCCAGCGTGGTGTACCTGCACAGGGAAAGACACATCCCCCTGGGCAGGAATCTCCACGGGTGGAGCGTCGATGATGAACACGCCCTTCACGTCGTCCCTTACGCGAGCGTCCTTCCCCAGCGAGGCGAACGGTTTCCCAGCAACATGGGTTTGCCAACGCCGCATGGAATGAACGCCTTGACAGAGGTTGTTCTGGAAGTATTGGTGCCATTTTCCTGTACGCTGTTTGATACGTGCTTGGAAAAGGCTCAATGCTTCCACCTCACTCCTCTTTTTGGGCTGGTTGTTACTCCATGAGCGATTCTCGGAGAGCCCACGAACCCAGCGACGGTACTTCCCAAAAGCAGGCTTCACGCCACACTTGGCAGCGGTGAGTGCATCCTGCCAGAGCACTTCCTGGGCACCATATAAGCCGTACCCCAAGTCGCTGATAGTTTGCTCCTGTCCCTTCTCCCAGCATGAATCGAGCGTAGCAACGCAGTCAGCGAACACCGCACGGGGTGGTGTTTCATAGCCAGCGTGCCTCTCTCGTTTCTCCTTCACCTTGAGCGCAAGCTGCCCCCACGGGCGCAACTCCGTGGGCAACTGGCGGAGGGCATACTTCACGGATATTTTCCGCAGTTCCATACTGCGAGACTCATTCCACCGGCCCTTGTTCTTCACGCTTTCATACTGGCGTTCCTCGTTTACCCAGCGTGGAAGCGCGTGCTCCTCTACTGGACGGTCGCAAGGATCTTCTGCCGTGAGCCAGCGCCACCACCATAGAACTTCATGGCAACGGCAACGCAGGTCAGGATTTAGGGCACGCAGCATCTCCATGCCGGCGTCCGTATCCTCGTCGTGATCCAGTAGGGTCAGTCGTCCGTGGTTCGTGAGAACGATACGGTGCAGTGAGTTGCAACACCGTACCTTCTCAAGCGCCCGAACGTGGTCCGGGGTATGCCTCATGCAGCACCTCCCGCCGATGCGTCAGGACTCATGCCGACCATGCGGAAGATTTCCATGACGCTCTTCATCCCCTTGGGCAGAGCCTTCAACGCGCCCTGAATGTAGAAGGGATTCGGCGAGCCATCACCCAGCTTGGGGGATGCCTGCATGCAGACCTTCTCCGCTCCGGGCAACGCGTAGTCCACCATGCCAGCAGCATCGGACGCAGCGTACAGATTCCAGAACTGCTGCCACCGGGCAACGGTTGGTTCCTCACGCAGCCGCACAGATGCAGCCTCGAACAGCAGGAAGCACACATCACCACGCTGGGGGATAGGCCCGGCGTGTGCCAAGCACAGATCCACGTCAGCCAAGTCACGCAGCTTGCGGAACTCCATGAGCGCAAGCCCGTTGCCCTTGCCGACGAGACCTGACAAGCACATCTCCATCACCTCGAACGGAGCATGCACGGATTCACATGCAGCCAGCACGCGTTCCACCCATGTCCAGGTGCGAGGGCAGGCGACCGGTGTATTGACGCAGCGGATATCCTGGTCATCCTCGTAGGCTTCCGGGTTGGAGGACAAGAAGGCGTCCACCAATCCAGCAGCAGCAGGGATGTGAGACTCCCAATCGTCAGGGAGAATCAGAAGCTCGGGGTCAGGGAATCCCTGCGCCTTGCTTCTACGCCAGAAGTCCAGCGGCAAACGCCACCGACGCTCGGACTCGAACCCCAACCACAGATACCGTGAGGCAGTGGGAGGCATGATGTCCGTGGCATTGGGCGCGATGTCCGGAGGATTCATCGCAGCGATGAACCGTGTCTCCGAGGGCAGACGCACATCTCCCACCAGCTTTGACTGGATGACCGTGAGCATAGCAGCACGCACCAGCGGAGAGCAGGTGTTTAGCTCGTCAAAGAAGATGACGGGAATCTGCCCGCGTCCAGCAGCAGCGATAGCTTCCCGGAACACATGACCGGGCAGCTTGACTACAGTTTGCTCGCCCGTGTCCGGGTCAGTGACAAGCACAGGCATTCCAAAGTCTGTGCCAGGGTCACACTGTGTGCCGATGATTGTCCCACAGAAATGGTAGCCGAGTGAACGACACATTCCTTCTGCGATTTCGGTTTTCCCTACGCCGGCAGGGCCGACGAGGAGCGTAGCAATACCAGCTTGAAGACTCAAGCCAGCAGCCAGTCCCATATTGAACAGTTGCATTTTGGTTTTTTCCTTTCCGTCAACGGCATTGTCGAACGGCCAGAGCCCACACGCCGTGAAGCGTGTGGACTGTAGCTATGGACAATCAACCTTGTGCTGCGTAGCAGATGTGCCCCATCTCACGGGCAGCCATTGCAATCCTCTTCTCAGAAGAGAGCGTCTTCCACCAGACTGGATTGATCCAGACACGCCGATGCCCATCGGTCAGCATCCCGTAGGCAGACGGGGAACCCTCGTGGAAAGTGATGCTCTCCAATACTCCCGTTGGGATGGGGCCTGGAAACGCTTTCCGTGCGGCAGCGTTCGTCGCCAGTCGTTCATATGCTGTCAGCATCACACACCTCCTTGGGCAGGGAGAGCGTTGTCCAGGAAATCCCGTAGCTCCAGGAGGGGATCGTCCTGGTCAAGATAGGCGTCCATGCTTTCCACTGTGATGTAGTGGACGTATTCAAAGAAGCCTTCCACACGGACGTACTCATCGCGGCACCACTTCACACGGTAGAGGTAGAAGAACAGACCACGAATCCAGTTGGGTCCAAAGTCCTTTCCAGGAATTTCATCCTGGTCTTCCACGTCATAGCCTGGAGCAACACGCAACAGGTAGAGAATAGAGCGCAGCATCACACACCTCCCTGGGCCAGCGCCACAAGAGCACTGCTGAATAGTTCAAGAAAAACCAGGAGCGCACAGCACCCCATGGCAGCGTCAGCGATATCGAATCCTCGATTGTTCATCCTTCACCTCCCATTTCCCTGATTACCCAGCCTGTCTCCGGGCTCCATTCCCTCACAGTTTTGGAGAATGCGTGGTGGTGAACCCAGTATTTTTCCATGTCGGAGAGCAAGACGTGCTTGGTTGCTCCTGTTTGGTTGTTGGTCAGCAGGAAGCACGGCTCGTTGTCGAGGCTGGTGCCACTGATTGTCCACGTTAGCTTTCGGCTGCTAATGTTTCGGACAACATCACCGATCCCGTAGTCGTGGGTGGTCACTTGTCACCTCCCTGGGCAGCGTCAATCTCCTCATCCCAGCAGTCGTCACAGGCTATGGCGTCTGCCCGTCCTGGACTGTAGAAGAACCCGAGGTCACACACCTCACAGGTTGCGTCGGTAGCGGGGTAGTCAAACTCCGCATCTTGCTTTGCCTGCGCTGGTGTGCGCTCATCGGGCAGGTAGCCCGCGTAGTAGAACGAACCGGGGTATCCGTGGTTGTAGGGGAGACTCATGGCAAGTCCATCCTTTCCCGGGCCAGCACAGGAGCGACAGGCTCCGGCTCCTCGGGCGTGGCAGCTTCAGCGAAACGAGTGTGGCTGAAGTTAGGATTGTGGTTGCGACACATCACACCGAACGCATGCACGAGGTGTTCTCGTACAGGCGTCGGCATCTCCGTGTCGTGCAGAATCTCTGCGATATCTTTGAAGTGCATTCGGGTCATGGTTCTTTCCTTTCCGTCTGTAGTAGAACGGGAGAAACGCACAGCCCCCCACCCTGGGCTGTGCGCTGCGCTCGTCCGGCTACCTGCGTTCGAACGCTACAGCGTCGATGCAGTCCTGTACCAGTGAACCAACGTCAGCCCACGAGAGGCCAGCGTCCGCAGCGCACGCTTTCATCTGGTCTACGGATTCCGGCGCGAACACTTGCGACAGCGTCTCGTGTTCCAGCAGCCGCCGGGCCAGTCGGCGGGCAGCACGTTCGTTACACTGTGTGGAGCGGTCAACGTGCAGCCCGGTGGCAGCGTGAGAGACACGCCAGCCAGCGTGGCGATTGTTGTTGGGACCGTCGCCAGCCTCATTGACAGGGCGATGGACTACCAGTGGTCCCAGCGCAGCGCATGGCATGGTGATTCGCCCATCTTGCAGCGAGATTTCAAAGGACGCACGATTATTGAAGCGTGTCATGACACCACCTCGGGCTCATCGGCAGCGCCATCGCTGTCACTGTCAAGCGCAGCGTGATTCGGCTCGCCGTCGGCCACATCCTTGTAGCCCATGTTTACCAGCGTCATGTAGTCCACGCAGTCGAGGATCTCTCCGATTCTTTCGTTGTACATTGTGCTTCTTTCCTTTGCTCCCTATCCAGGAGCGGTATCGTTCTGGTAGTAGAACGAAAGCAGCGCATACAGGCTAAGCCCGTATGCCCTGCGCTCGGTCGGCTACACACCCGTGAGAGATTCAACGTGTCGCTCTACCAGGAGCATGGCGCGGGCGGATACCTCACACCGCAGGAGGCCAGCAGCATTCCGCAGGCCACCGCCATAGATTGATTCCCGGTACTGTTCCCGCATTCTACGGGCATACCAAAGGAGCGCGTCCGTATCGGTGACGAGGCAAGCGATTGTCTTGTCAGCTTCCGCAGTCGCCAGCACTTGCAACTGCTCGTGCGTGTACTGGCCCTTGTTGTCGTCGCAGTCTCTCAAATGGTACATGCTTCTTTCCTTTGGGCTATCCGGCCCGTGTGAACGGCAGCGGGGATGCTACCGTAGCTCTACTATCACATGTCAGTAGAACCATGGCAACCCAGGCAGCGCGATAGCTGCGTGGATTGTCATCGCCCGACTGCCATTGACGGCAGCGCGAATAGAACGAGAGAGAATCTTGTGAGCGGCAGCGGCAGCGCGATAGCAGCGGCAGCGCGGGTTGCGCTCGTGTCCGGAGCCATGTGGCAGACTACGTGAAACGCGAAAGGGCCCCCCCAGTTTCCCGGGGGGGCTTTCTTTCTACTTGGCTGCTGCCGCAATCGCTTCTGGGGGAAGCCCCAAGCACTCCGCGATCTCATCGATTGAGAGGGTTTCGCGGTACTTGGCGATCATCGTCTCCAGGGCGCTCTTAGCGCGTCCCTTCTCTTGGTTGGCCTTCTCCGCTGCCGTGATCTTCAGACAGTCTCGGAAAGGCGATCCCGCTGTATCCATCCAGCGATCCAAGCGCTGTGTAGACACCCGGAACGCTCCGATCCGGGCTACCTCCAGGCCGCCGACCTTGACCCGGAAAACCGCGCCGTCGCGTTCTACCCGGCAACCGTCCGCCACGTATTCCAGCCTGGCGGGAGCGATTCCCTTGCCCTTGCTGGAGACCCGCGCGTCTTGCCAGCCCGTAGCGGGCTGGTCTGCCTTGCTCGTGTCGCCAGTGGGCGAGTAGAGCGAGAGGTACGCGGGAGACTCCAGGCTGTGTCGGCTGCAGTAGCCCTCTACCGCCTGGGCTTCTGTAGTGCTCACGGGAGACCCGTAAAACACTCGGAGAGACCAGCCGTCCCCAGATAGGGCCAGCGTCCCGCCTTTGTGTCCGGCGTCAATCTCGCGACTAACGGCGGCTACCAGATGGTCACTGCCACGGATCGCCAGGGGAGTGAGGAACCGTGCTCCTGTGAGAGCGGCTACCTTGCGTGCTGTTTCTTGCTTCTTGTTCATCGCTTCTTCCTTGCCCCTTGCGGGGCGTATGCGCAGCACAGGCGAGCCCCCAGAATAGGGGCGCACGCGTACCGCGCGTTGTCTCGTCTATTCGCGTTTCAATGAATCGGGCCCCGCGCGGATCCTGCGCGTCGGCAGGGGGGGCCCGCACTCATGGTCACATATGGTGAGGGGGGGTCGCTGATATGAGATGTCAAATCGATGTCAACGGATGAAGTGTCAGGTGTCACGTGATACCCCACCCCACCCCTTGACCTGTCCAGACCGACCGAGTGTGCGCGTGTACCGAGGGGGCATCCCCCCCGAAGGGGGGTGGTGGTGGGCCGTTATATCCCCCCTCTCACACGCGACCTGTTTTTGGCAGTCTAACGAGCCCACGATTACAGTAGACAGGTGGATTGCTCTCTCCCAGGGGACGCGTGGACGCATTTGCTGTACCATCCAGCGTTTGAGGGAGGTCCCCAGGCGAAGTTTGTGGTGGCGGGGGCCGTTTGGCTGGAGATTGCGGTCGGCTTTGGGCTTTCCATGCCGTGGACGACGGCGAGGTTCCGTGACAAGTGGACGAAGCCGTTCAGGAGGAAGCAACGGGTGATCCGGGCGCAAGTTCTCGGGCACGAGGCGTTTACGGAGGCGGTTTACGCGGAGACGTTCGGGGTAGCGCCGGAAGAGTGGACGGAAACGCTACGGGAGGCTTGGAATCCTTTGGAGGAACCTCCATCTCCGTATGAGATGGCGGCACTGCTCCTCAATGACGGGAAATACTGGATTGGGGCGAAAGGGAAGGACAGGCCGATGGCTTCCCACAAGAGTTCCCTGTATTGGTGGCTGGTGGGCATCCCCGCTCATGTGATGGAGCAGGTAGCCCCGGGATGGGAGGAAGGAGCGGCTTACGCCATCCGATGGCTGTTCCAAAACACCCCTCGCTTCACCCTTTGGGCTATCGGCGTCGATTTACGCGTCGTAGCGATGGGGAGTCGGGCACAGATGCGGAGGATCATGGTCCCTCACGCCAATCACCAGAAGTACCTGAAGGAAATGGTTGGCAAACCACTGGTACAACACGTACTCTCGACAGGTCAACGGATTGCTCCTGCACCCCGGGCTCTTCCTAATCCTGCACCTCTTTGGGCTCCTCCCTCGGAAGGTGTTGACAACACAAGGCCCCCCGAGTCCAAATGGGTATGGAACCACGAGCGTCGTCTTAGAGGATATAGGAAGACAGCTTGGGATATATTGGAACGGTACAAGAAAACTGGAGTCCAGTTTTAGGAGAGGGCATGGAAGACGAAGCTGACGGGCGAAGCATGTACGACATCTTTGCTGACCTGGAGATTGAGGAGCAAGAGGAGGAGGTGGCCATGGAAGTGGAAGCCGCTCCTGTGGAGGAGACAACAGAAGTCGCCCTTTCCGCTACGAGTCTCCTCTCTTCGGAGGAGATTGACAGGCTCCTTGGGCTGGACGAGGTCCTACCCGTCGCGTTCCTCAAGGAGAATGCGGACAAGATGCACTCGACGGACGCCATCGTAGACTTCGCCACGACGGTCTGCATTGACCTCGCCCAGGGCAATCTGAAAGCGAGGGAGTCATCGGAGATGCGCCGCTGGGCTGAACTCATGTACACATGCGTTCTGGCCGGTGAGGGCGGGGCTCAAAACACCCAGGTCAACTACGTTGGGCAGCTTATCCAGTTGGCTGGAGTCGCCCCCGTTGAAGAGGCTTCCCTTGGGCAGCCCAGCAAGCAGGTTATCAAAGTTCAAGACGCCATCCTCGATGGCACCACCACCCGCCAGAAGAAAGCGCAAGGAGAGTAGCTGTGCCCAAACCCGATAACTTTTTGAAAGAGATGCGTGAGGCAGCCGCTAAGAAAGCCCTGCCCCCCGTAGATGTGAAGTCCGGTCCCGAAGCGGAACGCTATCCCGGAGCGGACTTTACAGTCGCTCAAGCCTCCACTCCGGCTGGGGGGGAAACGAGGTCGGAAGCAGCCATGGGCCACACTCTAAATCCCTCGATAGAGAGGGAAGATTGGCACGACAAGTTTCAGGCGACATGGGGAGAACGGTTCGGAGAGGATGCGGGCGAACTCTTCTCGAACGCAGGCAAGTTTATCGAGTTGGGGATCATCCCCGAAGACTCGGAGTTCGCTCAAATGTACCGTGCGATGGACCCCTATGACAAAGCTATCAGCGAGGCTCACGAGGGAAGACGAGCCTTCGGGGAAGAGTTTCCCGCCCACAAGGCGGCTGCGGAGAAGGAACACGAGGCGAGGGGAGTTCCCTATCCAGCCCGCAGTGAAGCCAGAGAAAAGAGAGTAGCCGCCCAGAAGAAAGCCCGAGGAGAGTAGCTATGGCCGACGAGGTTTACTACCATGTCACTCGAACAGCGAATCTCCCGAAGATCGCAGAGCGCGGCATTGTAGGGATGCAACCCACAAACTTCGTCAACCCCTCGGGCCAAAGGCTCGGGGAGCTTGGTAAGATTTACGCCTTTTCTGACTATAAGGATGCTGTCCAGTTTGCCTCTGAAATGGACTGGCAGGCACACGGGGACCTGGGTACGGGGAAGGTCTCCATCATTGCTCACAAACCCGGGGCCCCTGGCGGCAACCCCTGGGAGACAGATCCCGATACTCAGCTTTTCCAGAAGAGTGGGTTGAGGGCACAACGCCGCGTCCCTATCGAAGATATCCTCGGGGCGGAACCCGTCGATATGAGCCTTATCAAGAACCTTTCGGAGGGGGGAGGTTCAATCGATCCCCCCACTACAAGACTCCAACCCCTGATAAAGGGAGTAGCTGTGCCTGATGAAAAAGACCTGATCGATAAGCTGGATCACGCTCTGACAGGTATGCTGTCTGGTTGGGACGAACCGGCACTCTACGGTGATGTTGGTGTCGAAGATGATGCAGCAGTCGGCTACTTCGATGAGGCTTTCGATCAGGCGCACGATCCCAACATAAATCCCAGACACCGTCTATCTATGGGGGGCTGGTCCGATAGGGACATTGACGATCTCGCAGAAGCTTTCGGTGGAGAGCAAGAACTGAACGAGGCTCTTGAAAATCGCTATGAACAACGAAGAGAGAAAGCAAGAGATTTCAGCCCCGAAGGAACTCGGAAAGCCCGAGAACGGGCAGCCAGGGAAGCAGGCAAAGCGTTGAAGTTTGGAAGAAAGGCCGGGCTCAAGGCCATCCCACTCGCTGGTCTTGCAGCGGAGTTCGCTGACATCCCCGAGGCAGAAGCCGGGACGATGGGTTCGGAGTTTGAGAGTGCCCCCGAGGCAAGAGCCAGGCAACAGCGGGACATTGAATCTGAAGAGTTCCTGGCCGAGCAGCCAGGATATGAGCCGGAGGGAACTCCTCCAGCCTGGGCAGACCCCGAATGGGAAAGGCAGCGGCGGTTTGGCGACGAGCCTGAAGAAGAAGCGGACTACTCCCCAGAAGGAACTCGGAAGAGTCGAGATGCAGCGGCCAAGAAGGCCATGGAGAAGTAGCCTTGAGAGCGCCCCTATATATAACTGTCCTATTCCACTGAACGCATGAGCAGTAAACCCGGTCCAAACCAAGCAGCCCAGGCAAAGCGGCTGTTGAACACGCTGCGCTCTCCGGCGCATGCGCTACCTGCCTTTGGGCAAGTGCATGATCAGGAGACGGCGAGATTCGTACCCTACCGGGCCCAGGCGATCACCAACGCTCTACAGCCGACCATCCTCGACTACATGAGCAATCCGCCCAGGCTCCCAACGGGGGAAACACAGTTCCTTACTCTCCTGGGCTATCGACAGGGCGGGAAGTCCCTGTCGGTCGAGTACGCTGCGTACTGCAAGGCGGCCTACATCCCGGGCTGGGATCATGTGGCGATTGCGGATAACAGGGACCGCGCCGAGTACCTGCACAAGAGAGTTCACCATCTACACCAGCGTTGGCCAGAACAGCTTCGCTCCAAGACACTTCCCACGAGGGAGAGTCGCCAGCTTACGTTCGACCCAAGCCAAGGCGGCAAGATGCGTATCTTGTCTGCGGAAGCCGGAGCGGTGGGTGTTGGTCAGTCTCCTGATTCTTTCCACGCAAGCGAATGCCATCTCTGGTCTGATTTCAATGGGTCGATGTTCCTCATCAACCCGTCGCTCATCAACCGGCGGGAGGCGCTCGTCGTCTTCGAGGCGACTCCTTGGGAGAGGAACTGCGCGTGGCATGAGCATTACTTGATGGCCAAAGCGGGGGACGGGCGGCACGTCGCTCACTTCTTCCCCTTCTGGGATGGGCTGCTAAATCAGCGCCCCTGGCCCAAAGAGTGGACGCTGGAGAACGAGGAGGTTGACCTCCTGAATCGCTACGGCTCTTCTGGGCTTACCAAGGAGAACCTTGCGTTCCGCAGGTTGTTGATGAACTCCGACCCGGAGATTCGACGCCATCCCGAGATGTTCCCGGTGATGTACCCGTTCGATGATGTGTCCTGTTGGACATCGGCTTCCGCTGGAGCCATCCCCCAACACGCGTTGGAGAAGCACACGAAGGCTCACCTTATTCCTTGGGCTGGGCCTCTGGGCATCTACGAGGAGCCCCAACCCGAGGCGATTTACGCCATCGGAGTTGACCCGAGTGGATATGCTGCCCGAGACCATGCGGCGTTCCATGTCTTCAAGTGCTGGCGGGATGATTGGACGCAGGTGGCGACGTTCGCCGCTCACATCGACCCCTTGAAGTTCACGGACCAAGTTGAGAAGATTGGGATGCGCTACAACAAGGCGCTGGTTGTCGTGGAGTCCAACGGCGTCGGGCAAGCAGTGCTCTCGCTTTTGGTAGAGCGGGGTTACCCGAATCTCTACTATGAAGCCAAGTTCAAACCGGGCTTCACAAGCACCAGCAAAAGCCTCGATCAAGCAACAGGTTGGCTCATTGATGCGCTCCTTGATGACCTTACTCTCCACGACAAGGATACGGTCGAGCAGCTTCAAAGCTACAAGAACGACAAACGCACCGAGGAGTCAGCCAACGCGGAGATTCTCCGTCGTGGGCCAAACACGCGCAGACGTGAGCGTCATGACTGGGATAAGGTTTCCGCACTCATCATGGCTACGGTCGCCGCCCGGGCTGTCCCCTGCCGGGAGCGCCCAGGGGCAGAGCCGAAGTCAGACAACCTCATCATGTTCACAGGTATGAGTTACGATGAGCAAGAGCAGTACAGGAAGAAGGTAACCACTGACCGGAAACCTGCACGCTCATCTCGGGCTAAGTACCGATCTATCCGACGGAGGAAGAGATAATGTCTATTACGGCCGCAGCAGCAGTAGCGTCCCCGATTATAAAGAAGGCAGCGATTTCTGCTGTGGGTTCTCTACTAAGCAAGCAGGGGAAAGGGGGAGAGGACGGGAAGGGGAAGGAGAACGTCGCCGCCCAAGAGATTGCCCAGAATGAGCAAGCCAAGCTCGCCGCTCGGTCCAAGCCTCCCTCGGATGAGGAAGTCCGCCAGCGGATGCAGAAGTCTCTGGCCCAGTCAGCTCAAAACCTGCAGAAGGCATACTAATGAGCCAGCTTACTCTCCCTATGTTCGACCCCATCAAAGTTGGGATAACGGCCCACGCAGATGGGAAGCACAAGTTCGCCATCGAGCGCGTCCCGGGCCAAGATGCGATGCTCGTCAGACGCGACCACGGAGAGAGCATCACCATTCCTATGAGCATGCTCGCTCAGGGCAAGACTATCGCAGAGGCGTACGAGGAGCTTATCGGTGGCGAAGGTTGACACCAGCCGCCGTGACCAACGGCAAGACGCGGCTAAGCAGGCCATTCTCAAAGACCTCCTAAAACAGAGGCTTGTAGAACTTGCCGAGGCTGGGTTCGTCATCTCTATTGGCGGGGCGGCCTACAATCGTCTCCTCCAATCCCTGGGCGAGGCCGCCGAGATGGGGGGTGTTGATGTAGAAGCTCTCCTTCGTGACCCAAAGCTGATGCAGGACTTCAGCACCGCACACATCGCAGGGAACTGGGAGCAGATGGAGAAGAACTGGCTTCGGGCTCAACTCCGTAAAGGAGTCTTCAAGCAGAGCCCCGAGTCTGCCAGTAAGTTTCAGATGAAGATCAAGATGGGGCTAATCAATGATGGCCGCCACAAGCTCCAAGAGCAGCTTGAAGAGAGAGGAGAAGAGAAGCCCAACCTTCGAGAGGCTCGCCAGGAGTTCTTCCTCGGGCGAAAGCAAGTACGCCAGTGGCATGACGTAATCGCATCAGTAACCGCCCTGGACGCTACGGATTCGGCTACTTGGATGGCCCTTGAGGAAGCGGCGGACTCATACCGGCATGAGGAAGGGGCTAAGATCCTCAACAATCGAATCCGGTATCTCAAGCCCCCAGACATGCCTGAAGGATTGTGGAAAGAGCTTCTTGAAGCCAAAGCGGGGCAGCTTTTCCATTTGATGGAAGACCCTCTTGAACTCCTCACGGAGGAAGACAAGACCAACCTCCGGCTTCAGACTCGGGCTGCCCAGGAGTGGGGGAGGGCACTCAAAGTTGCGGAAGGGACATCACCGGGGGGGATGAGCCCAAGGCTCCAACGCTACTCCGAGCAGCAGCAACGACTTTCGCAGATGGAGACGGGACCGGGCCGGGGTGGGGGCCAACTGCTACCAGGGGAAATGGCATTCAATCCAGCCATCTCCACTCGACCCAGCGTGCGAGCCTCTCAGTTTATCCCTGAATACTACAACGCCATTCGAGGGAGAGGAATCACCGAGGCTTGGCGGAACAACGTAGACCCCGAGTTTCTCAAGAAGCTTCAGTTTGTGCATTGGACCCGTGACCCCGAAGAGATCGCAGACGCTATGTCGGGGAAGCCGGACCATGTCAGGGGGGGATGGGATGCAGAAGTTCCATACGACGCTCGACTCGAAGATGATATCTCCGCCCATGCTTATCTGAAAGAAGGCCCAGAAGGCTTCGGAGGGCCGAGATTCCATTCGGGCATAAGAGCAGTAGGACTTGTTCTTGAAGGGGATGTAAACTTCATTGGGAACTTTGATATCTATTCAGCCCCCACACAGGGGCTGGGGCCCCTCGGTGAAGAGCATCACCCAGCACTACGGCCCGCTACCAGCCGCAAAACTGGGATACCCATGGGGCAGCGTAGATGGGTAAGCACACACCCCACCAGTGCCGAACAGTTTGGGCATTCTCCCATCCTACCAGTGCTGGATAAGGAGACGTTCCTGACGACCGAGCAGAAGGCGGGGGAAGTCGGAGGTAAAAAAGCATCATCCGCAGGGAAGGTCAACGAGGCCCTCCTGGGCAACACCGAAGTCGTTGGAGTCGTGATTCCACACGAGGAGATTCGAGAATACTACGACCAGAACTTTTCCCAACGAGGGACCGCTCGGACCATGGCCCAGGAGGCGGCGCAGGTAGCGGAGCGATTTCAAGTTCCACTCCTCGGGCTCGATAAGAAACCCCTCCCCCCTGTCGAAGTGTGGCTTCCTACTGACACTCCTGCTGACAAGCTTGCGGTCAAGTTGGTGCAGTCTCTTCAACGGCGGGTGCAGGCACCGGTTGCCGCCCTGGAAGCTAAAAAGTCGAAGAAAGAGATTGAAGAAGCCTTGAAGGCAGCCCACTTGCAGCAGGATTATCGGACTGTAGCACGACTCGCTGCGCCCATCTCCGGAAAGGCAGACGCCGCTATACTCAACTCTCCAGCTTTTCGAGGAGCATGGGAGAACGCGATTCGGGAGAAGGAAGACTATTTCCGGGCGAGGAAGGTCTACTTCCCTGACTATTGGGATGGGGAACAGTGGGCGGGCCACGTCAAAGCCGCGTATGCGGCTCATGGGGACCCGGCGGCCCTGCTGACCGACATTCTTGAGATTCCAGTTGTGGCGGGCTGGGAGACGTGGGATGAGAAAGTCCCGGAGCGTTCGATCAAATACAACAGGACGCTCTACGGCTTCCTCAAGAATCTCCAGCCTCTCCGAAACGAGATTGATCTTCCCGCGCATCCCCAAAAAGAGTTCGCTTCAGCGATTGCTTGGGATAATGCGATTGAGGATGTTCACACCATCCCCAAGATAGCGGCAGACACATCCCGTCTCTGGAAAGACCGGCAACGCAGTATCTTGCGTATTCTTGAAAGGGCGGTCTTTATCCAAGAAAACTTTGATTGGATCAAAGTGGGAAACGCTGGCGCTTCCACCGAGTTTCCCTTTCCCGAATCTCTCAAATATGCGAGTAGATATGCGATCCCCGGAGCAGAGGAGCATGGCCCAATCGTCCGTGGGATTCAACAGTATTGGAGTAAGCGGGACAACGCCGTCAAGCATATCGCAGACAAGATTGGGGACAAGCCAACTGGCCTTGTCAAACAGGCTCCCGCAAAGGTAGTTCCCCAAACCAAGGCTGCGCCTCAAACCCCTCGGGCTAAGGCCGCGCTTCCAGCGCCGGAGCCCACCCCGGGCAAGCCACCCCCGAAGGGTGTTGATCCTGTTGGGCGTTGGTTGAAAGAGGTTCCTGTAAAAGCCCAGGCGGGGACTGCCTATGAAGCGATCAAGGCGAAGTCACCTGAAATGCTCCGCGCCCCGGATGTTGCAAAGGCCGTTCGAGATGGGGATCGGCTGATGGAGGCCGCGAGGGCAGCCGAGGACGCCGGCAATCTCCCTCGGGCTAAGCAGTTGCGCCTCACAGCGGAGCGCCAGTTCCTTTCATTGGAACGCCTCGCCAAAGTGCGGGGGGGCATACGAACTGCGGGAAAAGTTCTCAACTATGCGACCCTCCCGATTGTCGCCCTCGAAGCTTATGGTATGACCAAGCAAGCAGTGGAGGAGGGGCCAGGAGCAGTTGCGCGTCAAGTTGCAGAGGGAGCAGAAGAAACTGGCCGCGCTATTGGCCGGGTTCTTCTGCCCAAGGCGGCCGAAGAGGCGCTTGGTCTTGACGAGCCGGGCACACTCCGGAAGGAGCGGGGCCGCGAGGCGATGGAGCAGATTCAAGCGGAAATCCAAACCCAAGCGCCGGACGAAGAGGCTGTGGAGTTCTTTGAGCAAGATTCCCAGCAGCCCATCCAGAGCGGATGGGGATACTTGGGAGCAAGTGATCCATTGCACAAGCAACGCCAAGATGCCATTAGGAAGGCAATGGCTAAGGAATAATGATGCTCGACAAGAAGCAAGTCAAAGGTCTCATCGAGACTCACAAGGGCAAAGCCCAAATCGACCAGCGGGAGTGGGACCGCCTCCGGGCTTGGTACACCAGCGATGCGGGGCAGCTTGCCAGCGATATGCCCCAAGGCTCGGGCGGGCTTCTCTACGAAGAGGATGACCTCTCGTTGGAGACGAACTATCCGTATGCGTTCGTCGATACGATGGTCGCAAACATCTCTCCGGCCAACCCGGAAGTAACAGTCAACGCCCGACGGCGGGAACTCCACGAAGCGGCGAAGTACCGCGAAGCCCTCATCAATGACACGCTCCGTCGGACAAGCGGACATCGTGTCATCTGGCGAGCAGCGACGATGGCTTCCATTTATCCTCGGGCCTTCGTCAAGTCGGTCTGGAACTTCCGCCGTCGGGCACCTGACTTCCTCAACATCGACCCGCGCTACGTCTGGTTTGATATGAGCGCCCTGCGTTGGGAAGACATTCGGTATCTCATCGAGGTGACCGTTCTCACCCAGGCTGATTTCGAGGAGCGGATGACGCCCGACGCGAAGGGCGAGACGATGTACAACCCTGTTGTAGGCGAAAAGGCCGACTTCGGGTCATACCCCGAATGGCTCCGGGACCGTCAGCAGGACCGTTCGTTGGTCAACACCGCGAGCCGGGACGTGTTTGAGTGGGTCACGGTCTACGAGGTTTACGACTTCTCGGGCGAGGGCCGGTACTACCACTACCTGGAAGACCAGGATGAACCGTTGTTTGAGGGCGAGCTTCCGTACCGTTTCGTGCGGAATCCTTTCACGATGCTCGCCTTCAATGATAACCTGGGCGATATCGGTGGCCTCTCGGACGTGAAGCTTATCAAGCCTGTGCTTGAGCGCCTGAACGAGTTGGATACGCTGATGCTCTGGTTTGCCCAAACGGCAATCCCGGTCACGCTTCTCAACACTGGGCTGGTGGACAACCCCGAGCACATCCGCTCGCAGTTCCGAGACGCCACCAACCCGGGCTCCATTGTCGAAGTCAGTGGGAAGGCGAACGCCTCAATCGGGGACATTATCGGGCACACACAGACGCCCAGCCTCTCTCCGGAGTTCATCGCCAGCCGGGATCGCTGTATTCAAATCATCGAGTTCATCCTGGGCATTCCACAGTACAGCCGTGGGGTGGTCGGTGTGACGGATGTTGCAACCGAGGTTGCCTTGGCGGACACGGCGACCCGGACAAGAAATGGTCGTCGGATGAAGGAAATCTACGACTTGGTTTCCTGGCAGTCCAAGGCTATCACCGGGCTCTACGAAGAGTTCCTCTCGGAAGAGGAAGTGCTTCCCATCCGTCTTCTGGGCTCGCTTGAGTCTCTTGAGGTCACCCGGGCATCAATGATGGCGCGTGAAGTTCTGTCTGCCCGAGGGGAGGAACCCCTTGAGTACGACTACGAGGCGGTGCCCTACTCTCCGACGGAGAACAATCGACTCGTACAGCTTCGCAACTTGAGCCAGTTTTTTCCTTTGCTCCAAGAGAGCGCAGTTGTAGACCAGCAGCGTCTCACCAGGAAGTTGCTTGAACTGCTCCAGATGGATGATGTTCTCAAGAGCGACCAAGAGTTGGAGCAAGAGCAGATGATGGCCCAGGCCCAGATGGGCCAAGCTGCGCCGGGCATGGGCATGGCCCCGCCAATGCCCGAGGGGCTATCCGAAGAGGATACCCGAGCGACCGGGGCTCTTCCTCCGGGCACGGAAGTTCCGCTTCCGCCCAATGGAATCGGAGGGGCGGGTACTCCCATGCCGGGCTTCGGAGGCGCTCCGTTCAGTCTTCCAGAAGGGATCAAGGGGAAATAGTTATGCCACTGTACGAAGGAGAGTGCCGACACGGCTGCGGGCGCTTCGAAGACGTGATGAAGGTCCACGAATACGAGTCCGATGGGCTCATTTGCCCCGAATGTGGGCTCCAAGCGAAGGTAATCATCTCCGCAGTACCCACAGTTGGGCCTATGCCCTCCAAACCACTGGTCATCGACCAGATTGGGCAATCATTCACCTCCAGGTCGGAGATGCGAAGGTATTTCGAGGGTCGTCCTGATCGGAAAATCGTAGACCCGAACGACTCTTCCTTCACTGCGTTCAAGGATAATGCCCGCGCCCGGGCGGACGTGTCAGCGAAGCGCCTCGGATTCGATGATCACGAGGACCGAGGCCGTCGAGTGAAGGCTGAAACGGCAAAACATGAAAAAATCGCCCGTGGAGAGGGGAAGATTTTCAGCAATGCTTGACGAGACAAGTGTACTTGGGTAGAACTTTTTCAGGGAGATACGCCAATGGCCGACAAAAACGACGACATGCCCTACGCCGAGGACGAAGAATCCGAAATGGAAGCGGAGTTTGAGGATGTAGGGGCAGCCGACGAGGCTATGGGCGAAGAAGCCGCTGAAATGGGAGCCGAAGCCGCCGAAGAAGGCGAGATGGCTGCCGAAGAGGGCGAAATGCCCTACGAGGGTGGGGAAGAGGAAGCTCCGATGGAGTATGCCTCTTTGGATGAGGGTGTCATGGGCTTGATTGACACCTGGGCCCCTACAACCCCCGAAGGTGAGCAGTACAAGCAGGAACTCCAAGACTTGTACACGCAGTTTGAGGCTGGTGGAGAGGAGATGGGTGCAGAAGAGGGGATTCCTGCCGGGCTTCTTTCTGATATGCGCTCCGCTGCTGCTTCCCGCGCCTTCGGTGGTGGTGGAGAAGCACTTTGAGCGACGAGATCGCCAACGCTCCCGCGCCTGCGGCCCCTGCGGCTGTAGTGGAGCCTGTTTCTGCGCCTACCGGAGGTACTGTAGCGTCGTCTTCAGCAGGTGCGCCTCCCGCTGCTGCGACTTCGCCAGCCTCTACCCCCGATACTCCCGCATTTGCGTGGTCCGATTGGGATGGAGTGGATTCTTCTCTCCCAGAACACTTCCGAGAGGGCGCTGGGCACATCCGTTCACGGTTTGAACAGGACTATTCTCGCCAGAAGGAAGAGATCGAAGAGCTTCGGTCGGTTTACACCGCGATGCTCAACGAAGAAGAGGATCCCCGCATCGGGAAGATGACTTCGGAGCTTGAAGACCTGCGTGGCCAGCTTGGACATCGGAACTCGGACTTCGAGCAGCTTCAGGGCTACTACAAAGAGCTATCTGACGTAGCAGTCCAAGACTATGTGGAGCAGTTCTGGCAACATCACGCTCATATCAAGGAAGACTCGGCCAAGCTGGAACGCTTCGGTGCATTCATGGCCGAAGAAGGCGATTTGGGCGGCCCTTGGGACGGATATGTCGCTGCCAAGCTGATTGACCTCCCCGAAGAGGTACTTCAGGTAGCAATCGAAGCAAAGCGGGATGGTGTCTCCGATGAGTACGCGTATCGCCTTGCGGAAGCCCAATCTAAGCTCCTGGGCAAGGAAACTGCGGCCACTGAGGCCAAGCAGGCGGTCGCCAAGGAAATCAAGAAGGCCGCGTCCAAGCCTCGGCCTGCGTCGAAGATTACAAACGGAGCCACGGGCGGATCACGCCCCGCTGCTGCCGAAGCCTCCATGTCTGGGACCAAGACCCTGGATGAGATGCGAGGAATGGCCGCCAAGCGGGCACTCAAGGTCCACTCGGGCGGAAAACGGTAGATTTCACACCCCTCATCACCCGGAGCTTTGCTCCTAATCCCACAAAGGACAATCCCAAATGGCAATCAATCCTGATGTCCTTGCAACTGCGTTGCAGGACTTGGCTCCGGGATATTCGGAGCTATTCTCGCTCTGGCATCCGCTCATGGAGCGTATTGTTAGTAAGGGGAACATTGATCGGGCATCCCTGAAAGGTCCCTTCCGCGAGTTCGTGGTTGTGACTGACGGGCCCGGTACTGTGACCCAAGTACTCACAGGCTCGGAAGTCATCGCTGGTGGTCGGGCACAGAACGCCCGTCGCGGCGATACCTTCGCTCCGAGGCTCATCTATGCGTTTGATGTTCCTGGAAAGGACATGGCGGAAGCCAATGGTGAGAACGATCTTGCCAAGATTATCAAGCGTTATCCCGAACTGGCCCTCTCTGATTTCCACGAGCGGATTTCTGACCAGGTTGCTGGCGGAAACTCGACTGCGGGCGTCGGTGGCTTCCTCACTCTGAATGGTGACCAGAACTACAACCCGCAGGGCACTGCTCGGAACGGTGTGTTCGAGTTCGCCCCTCCTGCCACCCAGGTCGACACGGTGTTCAACCTGCTCAAGACAGGTGGTGCTGGCGGTCTCGCCGGTTGGCACAACCAGTTCGGTCAGGTCACCTCGTTCGCCACGGACGGCCGTGCAACGATGCGTCAAGCCTACTACGCTGCGAGCCGCCAGGGCTCAAAGACGAGTGGCCCCGTTGACCTGCTGCTGGGTGACGAGACTTCCTACCTCAACTACATCGACGACTTGGACGATCAGGTCCGCGTGATGAAGGTTGAGGGAGACAAGGCTCCCCCCCAACTCCGTCAAGGCATCCCGTTCATGGAGGCAGAC